ATGTTTGCGAGGTCGGACATATCGCGACGAAGCGCGGCACGGCCTACGGCAATTTGAGCCGATGCAGTGACAAAAGCCTTTTCAGCAACTACGGCGACTTCGCCGACGCTATCAAAAGCATCGTAACCGTCTAAACCTGCATAACGAATAGTAGAAGCGGCCGAGCCGGTCCCGTTGATAGATCCAAGATTTACGATCGATCCGGTTGTACGTAGTGACATTTCGTCATGTAAAAGGACACGGAGCGCGGCATCTAGCGCGGTAGCGATCCGCAAATTCGGGATCAAACTGGCATTAGTAATAGGCATAAAAGGCCCCTAAACCCTAGAAGGGTAGAAAGTGTTTTTAGTTTTCCGGCCCTTTTTACGCTTTTAACGACGCGACCCGACGGGCATAGGCCAACAATAGCACGAAAAATAACAAAAAACACGGAAAAGCCTTGCCTAAGTTATCAGTAGTGATTAGATGTATAGTGTAACAACGGAGACACACCATGTCATATATCGCAAACATCACAAACGAATTCGCCACACTAATTGAAGTACTTGCCGAGAAGGGCTTCACATTCAAATTCGAGGCCCCTGAAATCATTCGCGGGTGTCACCAGTACGGCTACTGCGCAGCGAGCAACGGCAAGATCGTCGTTAGTTTCTGCGAAGGCGGAATGATTATCGTTCGCACTGCCGGTCACGTGTTCGGTGATGATGCGTTGTTCATGGGAGACCTAATCGGCGACGATGAGACTGGCGACCTTGCGGCGGTTATCGCCCTTGTGTCTGAGGCTCCTAAGTCTCCAGAGTTCAAGGCGGGCTTTGTCGCTTCTAAGGAAGATAACGCGGCTATGCGCAATAACCCACACTCGGCAGACCTTGAGAAAAAACTAGAGTGGGCCGCTGGCTGGTTGTTCGGATACGATAGCTTAGAAGGTCGCAAAGGGTACCTAGCTGCCCGTGTTGCCGCCTATGCTACCCACAACTATTGCAACGGATGGAGTCCAGTTATTGAGTGTACGACTAACAAGGCATTGGCGGCCATGCTCAGCGATAAAATGACTATAGAAGAGGCGGTCGCCTTTATAGCGGATGAGTTCTTAATTTAAAAACAACAGCCCGCGATCCTTTCGCGGGTTTTTTTTGCCTGTTTTATTGACCATAGTTATCATCACTGATAATGTGTAGACACCAACAAGGAGCGACCCATGCTTGACCTAACCACTGAAGATCTTATCGTAGCAATCAAAGCAATTAGCCCAGAATATCCCCGGTTCGAATCGGATATGCGGGCTGACAGGGTTTCTCTATACCATCACTTGTGGCTTGAACTTGACTGGAGAGAGCAACGCAGGTTGCTCATGATTGAACGATTCGAGAAGATCGCGGCCATCCGTCAACGGATCGAGAGGGAAGAATCGGACCGCCGAGCCGCTATGCGCGCTCAGGCTGGACAGTACAGCGCAGCGGATGAGATGATCATGGGAATCCTTAATGAATTGATTGCAGAATAACAGAGACACCAACAAGGAGCGACCCCATGACAAACGAACAAAAAAAGCAAATGTACGCCGACAATGTAACGGCACGATCTAAAATGATCGCCGCTCTAGAAGCTATCCAGCACACTAACGCCGGTGAATCGAAGTTAATAGGCTTTGAGATTAAAGCACTGCGATCGAGATTAGAAGACGCGGCGGAAATGTTCGAAGCGTACTCTGAAAAACCTTTTTAAAAACTAACAGCCCGCGATCCTTTCGCGGGTTTTTTTTGCCTGTTTTATTGACCATAGTTATCACAACTGCTAAGTTCTAGACACCAACAAGGAGCGACCCCATGACAAACGAACAAAAAAAGCAATTTCACGCCGACAAAATTACAGCACTTTCCAAAATGATCGCCGCGCTGCAAGCAATCGCGCACACTAACGACCAAGAAGACAAGTGGATAGCGTCTCGGGTTAAGCAATTGCGCTGGGATTTAGACGACGCTAACGACCAGTTTGAAGATTTTTGCGAAGCCGTGGAAGACGAAAAGCAGCAAACCTTCAAAAAATACGTAGAAGATTTTATCTCTAATTTTGCCCCAAAGTGCATCGACGCGGATCGATTTCGTGAGAGTTTAGACCTGCGCGTCACTCGCTTTATATCCCAAGGCTATAGGGTTACGCATGTAGGCTACGGCGGCAACACGGACACGGTGTCCGTGTATTTCTACAACGATTCGAAACGCTACACGCTTTTCGCAAAGTGGCAGGGCCAAGAATATGGAACATGGTGCTACGGCGGGGGCCAATTAAACGAGCCGGATTTACAAGAAACTAGCAGCCTCAAAGATCTATTTACACAGGCCGCATGAAAACTAACAGCCCGCGATCCTTTCGCGGGTTTTTTTTGCCTGTTTTATTGACCATAGTTATCATCACTGATAATGTGTAGACACCAACAAGGAGCGACCCATGGCAAACGTAGCCGCGACAATTTCAAAACAATTAGGATTCACCCTAAACATGATCGGCGCTAAGAACCTGATCGCCTACCCGGACGCGCTCGCGCTTAAAGTGGGCCGCAATCCAAAAAAGGTCACCCACTTAAAAATTGCGCTCGACGCAAATGATACCTATAGCCTGACTTTTTCAAAGGTTCCGACCGTGCGGCAAATGTGCGCCGGTAAGGATACCGAAATCCTCGCCGACGTTTCTGGCGTGTTTGTCTCAAACCTAAAAGACGTGATCAAAACACACACCGGACTAGAAACCCGATTCTAAAAACTAACAGCCCCCGAAAGGGGGCAAGGAGCAACCTATGCTAACCACCGTCCAAGTTGAAATTGATGTAGACTCATCGCAAACACTCAAGATCTCAAAGTGTACAAAGTTAATCCACCTCGAATTTTTTGATCGCGGCGAACTATCGTACCACCTAATTTTCCCCGAGGCCGAAGCTAAGGAAATGATCGAAGCCTTCACGAAGGGGATCAAATTTATAGCCGCCACGCCCTCGATCTAAAACTTTCGGGGTGCGAAGCCCCACGCCTTGGCGATCTTGCCGTAGTTGGCCCGTAGTTCTTCCACGCTCATATTCTGCACCGCTTCGGGGGTTAACTCTCCCCGGGGCGGTGGCGCGCTTCTTGTTCCAATATTCGGGTTCGGTGCGGTTTTTGTTTCAACCGGTGCGGGGGCTTGCTCGGCCGGCGCTGCTTGTTGTACGGCTTGGGGCGTGTGTAGATGCTTTTTTAAAATTGGATCGTCTGTAGACGTGTTTTTAAGCCATTCCGCGAAGTCTTCCGATCCGCTTTTTTGGAAACGCCACCGGGCTAGCTCGGCGACTTCGGGATCAATTATGCCCGCCTCGTATAGCGCGCTTTTTTGCGTCCACTCGGCGCGCTCGTTGGTGAGCGTTTGCGTAAGCGTATCACGGGCGGTTTTTAGCTCGCCGACGGCCTCCAGTTGTTGGGCCTGTTCGGCTATTTGCGCTTCTAACGCGCGCACCTGTTCTATTTTTTGGGCGAATCTCTCATAGGGCACGGTTTGAACCTCCGGGGCGGGTTCGGTTTGGGGTGTTTGGTTTGGGGTTTCTTGCTCGGACATCTTGTTAACTCCTTAGATCTGATATCTCGATCGCTCTAGTGCGATCCTTTCTAATTCACGCGAAGCGGTTTCGCGGCTCACGTTGTGGATCATCATGTACAGGTCAACCGGTGACGCTACACCCATTTCGCTAAGTGCTTGCCATTCGGCGACGGCTTGGGTTTTCTCTTCACTACTAAGCGGCGCGCCCGGATAGTGTATTTGCCACCCGGTTTCGGGTAGGTTTCCGCCGGTGGCGTTGTTCCAAAAGGCCGCGATTTTCCCGAGGCTTTCAAGGTCGCCGCGTCGGAATTGTGGTTCGGCTCGGCGTTGGGCGTTTCGTACGCCCTCTTTGCTTAGGCTAATGGCGTAGCCGCTACGGGGTGAGCCGCCCAAACGAGCTAGATCCGTTTCACTGATCCCGAAATCCATGGATAGATCGGCCGCATATGCCCGGATCGCCTCACCTAAAGCCACCGGATCGGATCCGGGCTGGAACTGGCCAAGGATTGGCGTGGTGTCGCTGGACGGCTCGAAATTTAAAAGCGACGCGGGATCGGTTGGGATGTACGCCATATTGCGATCTTCGTCGGTCATAAAGCCCCCGGCCGGTCGTACGCCTACGGCGTAGCGTTGGGGCCAACTGGCCGACTTCACGCAATTTTTCCAAAAAGTCCAAAGTACGGCGGTCGATAGTGTCCCGTTCACCAGTTCGTAACCGAAATAGGGGGAAAAAAGGTGGCCGGTTCTTTGCGCGTGATAGAGCACGTAAGGTAGGCACGGCTCGCCGTCGGAATAATACGGGTAGTCCTCGCCGTATAGGCCGCCCGCTTTACCTAGAAACATTTCGCTAAGGTCTTCTGAACCGTCGGCGGATAAAACGCGATAATACGGCTCACCCTCGATCGATAGTTCGTCCTTAGTCCATTCGTACTCCTTGCCGACCATGCGTAGGCGGTATTCACAAATTTTAACGGGTCGATCGGGTTCGTCGATGTCGGGATCTGCCGTGATCATATCCGGCGAGACCACCCGGACCATTAGCCGAACGTTTTCGTTTTCCTGCCGGATCATGTCGAACCTATATAGGCCCTCACGAAGCCCGATCGTGATCTGTTGTAGTTGGCCGGAAAACTGCCACAAGCCGCCCTCGTTAACAATGCGCGTGAGTTCTTCGGCCGCCCCTGCTTGTTCGTGGCTTATTACGGGTACGGTATCGTACAAGATCGCCAACTGGCTTACGACGTTTCGAAATACGTTTTTAGATGTATCGTACGAACCGAAAAAGCGGCGACGCACCGGGCCGATTTCGCGCGCTATATGCTCTTCTAAATCCTCACCCCATGCGCCCGTTAGTAGCCTGTATCTTAGGCGGCTATGTTCGATCCGGTCTTGATCATAAGGGTCATCCACTAGCGGCGGATTATATATATTATTTTCTTCCATAGTTTGAGATCTCCCCTTGTACGAATCTAAAGCGGGAATAGCCTTTTTTATTGCCAAGTATGGCGCTTATAGCGTAGCGCGCCGCGTCGAGTGGGTGTTTTAAATCCTCCTCGCTGCCTTTGAAGTGTTGGAAACTATGCAACAAGGTTTTACAGCGCGGGTGTATTGTAAGATCCCCACGCCTAAAAGCGTAATTTATCAAGCGGCTACCATACATGACCGATCCCCGACCTTTTCGCGCTGATCGTATCACGAAAGGCACGTTTCTTGTTTTGGTTTGTCGCCGTACGGCATCCGCTAGCGCGTCGTTAACCTTGATCCCGCCTCCACCCTTGCCGGCTGTGTTGATGTCTCCGACGGCTAGATCTACTTCGCCCGGGTGTATGTCATGGCGGCGCAACATTTCCAAAATGCCGGCCGCGTCTTCGTCCGGGTCCGTGCGTTTTGTGTTGCGATATTCGTCTATGATCCAAATTTTCGGGAACTCGTCGCCCGTGTACAGCATTAAGATCGCGGCCTCTTTGCCTACGCCTTCGCCGTGGTCTATGCCTATAGCTATCGACACTTCGCCGCGTGGTAGTTCATCGGTCACGGCCTGTTGACTAAACGCCTCGAAGAAACGATCAGGGCTTTCACCGTGCCAGTGTCCGTGCATCCGCTGGGGCCGTTCGTGCGGTAGATACTTATACTCAATACCGGCTATTTGTTCCGGGCCTAAGTGGGGGCAATTGTCCGGCGTTAAGTCGAACCGGTGATCCGATAGCCGGCCCTCTTCTATTTCATCAAGTAGCCAGTCAACGGGCCGCCCGATCGGGGTCATGGTTATAAAAAGCGTCCCTTTTTTCACCAATAGACGCGCTAGCAACTCGCTATACAGGTTTCGTGGTGGAGGCTCGTCGATCCAAACGAAATCGAGCGCGGCGGCACCATGGGCGATACTGTCCTGACCCGCTGTCATGACCTCGACCATTGAGCCGCCGTATTCCTTTTTTAGTTTGATCTTCGCGCCTACAAAGCCGCGTTGGTCGTTAAAATCATACCCTTCGACCATAAACTTAGGTAGAATCTCGTTTATCCGGCGCTGTACTTCTACGGATTGCGCCCATGAATAGGTAACGATTCGACCCCGTACCGGCGGCTTTTTTACTTCACGCCATGGGTGATCTCCTGTCATGATCCACAGCATTTCACGAGCGCCGGCGCGTGTCTTGCCCCACTGATTACCCGCGCGCAGTAGTTTCTCCTTGGCCGTGTCGGCATGGAACAACGGCGCGCCCGCGCCTACTCGATACCGCTCGAAGCGTAACGGGTCCCGGCGGATCTCTTCGGCTAATTTTTGAACAGGATCGTTGGTCATTTTCTCACGGGGTTTGTGTCACTATATACCATTACTAGGAAACATACAGCCCGGACCCGTTGACCCGTTGATCAGGTGTTCGGGTTTTTTTGTGCGTCCAGATGGACCACCTCGGGAACTGCGCTATAAAACGCGATGCCCTTAAGCCCATACGATCATGTTTTTCACGTTAATTTAAGGGGTGGATCATGTGGACATGGACGAAAAGCGCACGGCGAAGCGGCGAAATAATACGGATCCTTAAGGTAGACCCTCAAGGGTGAGGTGGATCACTTGACGCGTCAACAGGATCACGAAGAAAAAAACTTTTGCGGCCCTTGACGATAAAAAAGATCCCCTAGAAAAAACTTTAAGGGATCAAACGCAAAAAAATACCCGATCCCATGTCAAAGAAAACGCCGGCCGGGTGTCGTCCTTGGGTTTCGGGCGCGAAAAAGTGGCTATGATAACTTATCAACACTAAAAACAACGTTTGCACCGTGCGGCCGCGATCGTGGGGGGATCTTTTTTTAAAAAAGGATCTTTTTAGGAGGGATCTTTTGCCAAAAAAGGATCTTTTTATGAAAAAATTTTTACCTTGACAAGAAAAACGATCCAATTCGGACTAAATTTGGCTGTCAAGCACAAAAAAATAAAAAAAATTTCCCTTGACACCGAAAAAAA